TTAATAGAATCAATAGTGCTTTGAGATACTTTAGGAGTACCTTTGTACTTCTTTGACATAGATGTTTCAATTTGACGTGGTGAAATATTTTTAGATGCAGGCATCTTTTTTCCACCAGTTGCTACTTTTTTGTCTAGCATGTGTACTGCCTTTCTTAGTTAGTGAATCCGTTGTTCCAAGACTTTGGGCCAAACTTCTTTGTATTTTTTATATCGTTCTTACTTGCTGGACGATTTTTTTCCATATCTTTCATGGTAGGTTTCTTAGCAGGTGGTTTCTTGGCAGTTGGTTTCTTAGCGGTAGCCATTACTTCTTTTTGCCCATCTTCTTCATAGCCTTTGGCTTCATAACAAGTTTCTTGCCAGTTCTTTTGGCATCTTTCTTTGCTGCTGCTACACCTTTTGGACCGTATGAGTATTCTTTCATTCCTACTTTTGGCATTGTTATACTCCTCTACTTAGAATTTCTTTTAGCCTGTGCTTGTACACGACGATTGGTACGTACTGCTTCTCCGTATGGTTGTGCTGCTTTAACCGCAGCGTATCTTCCCATATTTTTTAAAGATATTCCCTTAGATTCTTTGTTATAGGCAGCGTTAAGAGCAACTGAATCTCTGGCTGCTTTCATTTCTTTACCGGCGTTTGCTACAAGACCTTTTCCGCCTTTTACAAGTGCCTTGGCTTCATCTACTCTACCTTTTTTCTTTAATAAATTTGTTTTTGCTGCGTTTGTAGTAGTAGGCTTTCCTGATTTTGCTACTGGTTTTTTGGTTCCAGAAGTTGAAAGCGTTGGACGCTTTATACTGCTACCAATTAGTTTTTGTGGTTTCATTGCCATTTTATACTCCTAGTTCTTTCATAACTGCTGCGGTTTTTTTGGTTATCTTATTTGCTTTAGGCATTGTATTACCATCATATGCTTTACCTAATGTCTCCGATGCCTTTAAGGATGCTTCTATTACTTTCTTAGAAGTACCATTGGGCTGGATACCTTGTGCTCTTGCATCGCGGTAGGCTTGTAACTCGCCGTCCCACTTCTTGTTTGCCATAGTTTTTACACTATTAGCATCTCCGGTACTTGTTTGAAGAGTACCTATCTTGCAACCAAAACATCCCTCGACGTACTCAGGGTGGTCGCGCAGTTGGTGAAGATTCATATCGTCCCTACTCTACTGTAAAGTTTGCCTCTGTAATCCCTAAACCAGAAGCAATCAGTGCCGTCTTAACTCCCTCAGTAACTGAGTTCTTTGTCCCACCTATGTAGTATGCTGTATAGGTAGGCAAATCTTCGTCTAGTGGAAATCTAGTTAGTGAGTAAGTTCCACCTTGATTGATAACTGTGTAAGATTTTGTTAGTCGATAAAATTGGAATAGACGATGAGTGCCAGCCGGACCTTCTTCGAAGGTAGGCGTTTCAAATATATATGTAGGCATTGTCCTCCTAATGGACTTACTCCGTAGTAGGGATATTGCTACCCCTACCACAGCGTCAATCAACTAAGCGATTGATGAACCAGACTCAATGCGGTATAAAGCCTCTTCGCGGTAACGCTTGAAGCCTAGTACGCCGTACCAGCCCATTGGGCGGAAGCGCATCAAGTGGTCAATAACAGGTCCGATTACAGTGTGTGGTTCTTCGGCAACTGCCTCAGCCAACGCCTGTTGTCCTGCTAGAATTGTACGATAAACCTTGGCGCTTGAAGAACCGTCGGTTGCTGAGTACATACGAGATGATTCTACGAAGTAAGCGCCTTCGTATGAACCGATTTCGCCTGCCCAGATGTTCTCGTTTGAGTTGTACTCATGAGGCAAACGCCATCCGCCAGCACCAGTCTCTGCACGAAGATCGTGTGAAACTTCTGGGTGGATACCGCACCAGTACATTGAACCCTTACGGGCTACTGACTTGCCTGCACGTAACTTAGCAACTGCCTTGCGGAGGTTGGCTGAAGTTAGTGTGGCTGCAGCAGTAATGGTTGCAGTTGAGGTTGCGGTTGAACCTGAGTAGATTACGTTTGTTCCGCCACGAAGTTCAGTCTGTGCGACTGTATCAATCGAACCGGCAAGGTTGAACGCAATGATGTTAGCGATTGCAGGATCTACATCAGCAAGGCTGAAGAGTTCCAACGCACGAGTAACAAGAACAGAGTTACCATACTCGGCAAGAGTAATGGTTACTGATGTTGGGGTTGAGATTGCTACAGAGTCACGCTCTGTTGCCTCAGTTAGAGCAGTGGTCTGCTCTGATAGATCTTGATGAATTTGTAGAACTACAGTTGAGCCAGGAATTGCTTGCTTGGCAGGGCGCTTGTCAGCGACACTACGAATAAGCGGTTCCGAACGCAATGCGAATTCTAGAAGACGGTCATAAGCCTTTTGGACTAGACCGGCTGCACCAGCGGTACCTCCGAGTGTAGAGGACCCTGTGGATGTATATGCATTAGCCATTGTTCGTCACCTCCAAGGTGATTGGTATTACTATGGATTAGTTTTGTTGTGAGTAAATGAGTGCAGTGAGTTCGTCTGCATTTGCTGCGTTAGCGATCCTCATACTCAAGTCATCTGCTCGATCAGGCGTTGAACCAAGTTGAGTCACAACATCTTGTTGCCGTAAGGCTGCTAGATTAAGTTGTGTTTCTTCTGGAACTTCCTTAGACTGCGTTAACCCAAAGAGATCGCCATTATCTTCAAGCCAGTTATTAACTGACTCTTCATTAATGTCGTCTAAGTCTTTGAGAATTAAACGCTGTGCCTTAGGGTTTACACCCTTTTTTTCTAGGACATCTTTGACTGTACGCTCACGCTGCGACTTGGATAGTCCCTCAAGTTGCTCAGTGAGTTCCTTAATACGTTTTTCGTCAGACCGTTTTGCTTTCCGTAACTTTTTTAATAAGTCACTTCCATCAATCGGCATATCGACTTCGGTATCTAGGTCGTCTTCGTCTTCATCCCAGTAGTTGTTGCTCATAGCAACCCACCCTTTCTATTCGTTAGTCGCAAGCCTCAGGTTCCAATCGGGGAATCGGTCTGGCTCTTGCTATCGGTCTAATACGCTGCATAGGGCCGATCGGTCTATGTCAGGATTCTATTAGAACGTGGTATTCCTAGAGAATGCTCCACGTGCTGCGCCTACTTGGCTAGAGAAACGATTTACTTCTTTCTCTGCAAGTTGTGCTTCTTTACGTTGTGCAGATGCCAATCCTTCTATTTGAGATTGCTCTGCTGTTGTTTGAGTAAAGGCTTCTTCTTTTCCTATTTGAGCAAGTTTCTGTGCATCAGTTAGGTAGGTGGCAATTTTACCATAACCCTTTTCTGCTGTTGCTTGAGTTACTCCAAGACCTTTAAGTTCCATAGCACGTGCTTCACTTGTCTGTAAATTCTGACGTAGTGCAGCGCCACCAATTTCAGCAGCAGCAACTTTGCGTTGTAATGCTGGAAGTTGTTCATTTGGATTCAACATAGCAGCAACAATATCACCTTGTGACAGTTGTGGGTAGAATGTTTGAAAGGCTTGAAGTACCTTAGCATTACTCTTTAAATTATCGTAGCCTAGTTTTACTCTAGTTGTTGCCTCATCTGCAGAGATCTCATTGCCAATTAACTTAGCATATGTTTCTTTGTTAAGCATTGTTGCTGGAAGGCCGTATCCTTTAAATGTTTTTTCGTATTCGCTTTCTGCTTTGATGTATTCAGCATCGTCTAAAGGAATCTTTCCTGCTTTAACAAGAGCAGCATTACCAGCAAAACGCTTGGCATATCCTTTGGCATTTCCTTGGGCATCAGTGTTATATTTTTTATCTGTCTTTAAAAGATCTTGTAGTGTTTGAGCATCTGCTTTAGGATAATCTATTGATACCTGTAGGTAAAGGTCTGGAAAATCTGCCATTCCATATGATGCAAATTTTTGTGCTAATACTTTATATTCTGGATCATCTTGAATACCTTTAAGAACTGCGGCTCCAGCGGCAAAGTCAGTACCACCTGCAGCCTTAACAGTATTTGCGGCTCCTGTATCTTTACCAAACTGAAGATCAGCCATACTGCCTGTAAGGGTAGTGCTTTGATCTTTAAGATTCTTTATTGTTCCAGCCGCTGTATTCTGTGCAACTCTTAGTTGTTCTGCTAAACGATCTGCTGCTGTAAGAGTTTGTCTAGTAGCAACTCCTCCACCATAACCACCAAGACTGCGCTCTAATGGAGCAACTGGGGTTTTAGGTTTGGGTGTAGGTGCAGGCATAGAAGGTGATTGTCCTGCTGGTATTCCTAGATAGTTTAAAGGGTTTACCACCACTGGTTTTTTAGGAGCCATTGTTATCCGATCCCCAAACTTCTAGCAAATCCTCTAAGACCATCTTTAACTCCAGTTTTATACTTTTCGGTTTTAAGATAAGCAGGTTGTTTCATTAAGTATGTTTCTGTTTCTTCTGTAGTCATTGCCTTAGTAGGATCTGCCGCAACAAACTTAAGATCACTTAACTTAACTTGATTTCTAGGAATGCCATAAGTCTGAGAATAGATATCAGCATATGGATCTAATACATCTGCTACTGTTTTGCCTTGATCTATATATGGAGCAAATGCTGGATACTGCACTTTAGCGCTCATACTAATGTTATCTTTGATATTTGCTATTACTTCTTGTCCCTGTAATCCTTTAATAGCATTCTTATATACCTTAGCATCATCTATCATTAAACCATTGTCAGCATAAGATGAGCGTATGTCTTTCACAAGTCTACCAAAAGCACCTGTCTCTACAATACCAGGCTTGGTTTCTTTGCCAGCAAGAGCACGTTTAGTGCGTCCAGTTGCACGTTGTTCTATGGTAGATAGTAAGATATCTTCTTTTTCGGCAGCAGATATAGCGCCTTTTGCTTTGATCTCTGCAGCGTTTAATCTTTTTAAGTAATCTTTGGTTTCTTTTTCTGTTGGTTTAGAATCAAAGATGTTTACAAAGTTGTTAGTAAGAGATGCTGCTGCCTCTGCATAATCTGTTGTAGCAATTTTTTTTGTTTTAGGTGCACCAAAGTAATCAACTGCTGCTTGTGTATTGGTATATAGATATCCTAAAGATGATCTAAAAGCATCATTAGCAGTTGCTCCGGTAAGACCAGTTGCATTTGAAAACGATAGAACCCTAGACATATTGGTAAAGTCTTGTTCTCTAAAGATACCAGCCTGTATGTTTCCTTGAGGTGGTGCATCCCCAGACTTATATAATCCAGGTATGCCACTCATGGCTGCTAGTATCTGAGCACGCTCAGCAGTACTTGCTTGATTCCAGACAGTGTATACGTCTTCTGGTTTCCATTGTCCTTTACCTGCAGGTAGTTTAATTCCACCTTTATTGGTAAGCATATTAGAGTTTGTAGCAGCACCTTGTGGTATTGCTGCAATAGCAGCAGACTGATCGGTTGCTCCTAATGCTGGATTACCAACTTTGCTTTTAGTATTAGAAGGACGACTGTCCGGTGTCTTAGGATCTGCCATTATTATCCTTCCAATTCTTTCTTAAAAAATGTATAGAATATTTGTTGAAACTCTGGATTGCGCTTAATGATTTCAAGTGCTTGATCTGCTAACCATTTACGTTGATTAATTGATGCTGCATTCTTAAGAGTCTTCATACCACTAGCAGCCAATGCTGCATCACGCAATACTATATAATCTCTTAATCCAGTTACTGCATCCGAATCATCAAAACGAGGATCTTGAGCAGCGGCAGTTAACTGTAATAGAACTCTATCTTTTTTGTTAAAATCCATAGTTACTTCTCGACCTTTATAGTCATAGGATTTTTTAAGTTCACTTACTCCTGCAGCAAAGCGCTTACTATCCCAGCCTTCGGCAGCAGAACGTGCAGCAAGTCTATCTT